GAGTGAAAAAACTCAGCGCCCAACGCTGCTGCCGGCCAACAGTTCGGCACTGGAACGAGGTCTGGATCTGGGCTTTGGCGCCTTGCTTGATCGCATCGCACCGCCGTTCCCGGAACTGATGAATCCCGCAGAAACCCCGGTCGCCTTTCTGCCGTATCTGGCTGCGGATCGCGGTGTTGCTGAATGGAGCACCGCCGCACCTGAAGCTGAAAAACGCCTGACCGTCGAACTGGCCTGGCCCACCGCGCGCCAGGCCGGCACTCGCAAGGCGCTGGAAAACGCTGCCAAGGGTTTGCAACTGCGCCCGGAAATCCGCGCCTGGTACGAACAGACGCCGCCCGGCGCGCCGTACAGTTTTTCCGTGCGTGCCTTCAGCGAGCAACCCTACAGCGAAGAAATCGACGCCCGTCTCGACCGACGCCTGGCCGATGCGAAAAGCGAGCGGGACATTCTCACCGTGTCGGTGGGCTTGAGCGCATTCGGCAATCACGTCATCGGCGCCGCGACATTTTGCGGCGAGCTGACCACGGTTTATCCGGTGTTCATCGAAGGCCTTGAAACCTCTGGCGAGGCGTTCCTGGCCGCTGCGTTGTACACCGTCGAAACATCCACTATTTATCCTCAGGGGGCCTGAATGGCTGACTATTACACCCTGCTCACCAACGCAGGGATTGCCTACGAAACGGCGTGCAAGGCCGCGGGCGTGCCGATCAAGTTGACGCATTTTTCTGTCGGCGACGGCAATGACAAGGTCTACAACCCGTCTGCCACCGCGACCGCGCTGGCCCGTGAAGTCTGGCGCGGACCGATCAACGCACTGTTCCAGGATGAGAAGAATCCGAGCTGGCTGCTCGCCGAAGTCACCATCCCGCCGGACGTCGGCGGCTGGTACGTGCGAGAAGCCGGGTTGTGGACCGACACCGGCATTCTCTACGCCATCGTCAAATATCCGGAGTCGTTCAAACCGGTTCTCGCCAACTCGGGGTCGGGTAAAGAGTTCTACATCCGCTCGATTTTCGAGACCAGCAATGCCTCGCTGGTAACGTTGTTGATCGATGACACGGTGGTCAAGGCGACCCGTGCCTGGGTTATGAGTTACCTGGCCGAAGAACTCGGCAAGCTCGATGGCAAGCAATCGGTGCGCGTCGCTGCGACTGGCAATGTCGTACTGAAAGGCGCCCAGCAGATCGATGGTGTTGCCGTGGTTGCCGGTGACCGCGTGCTGCTGCCGAGCCAGACCCTGGCCAAGGACAACGGTCTGTGGATCGTCGCCAATGGTGACTGGCTGCGGGCGACCGATGCCAACAGCAGCGCCAAGGTTACCCCGGGCCTGACTGTGATGGTGGAGGAGGGCGTAGCGAATGGAGATTCGCTGTGGCACCTGACTACCAACGCACCGATCAACCTCGGCACCACAGCATTGACGTTCAAGATGCTCGCCGGGCGCACCGGCATTGCTGCCGGGACTTACAAGAGTCTGACGGTCGATGAATATGGCCGCGCGACTGCGGGTGCAAACCCGGAGACGCTGGCCGGATTTGGTATCAAGGATTCGTACACTAAGGCTGAAGTTGAAGCGCTGATTGCCAAGGCTTCGGCGTTGCCCGTAGGTTCGATTGTGGCCTTTCCGGTTGATGCGCCGCCACCGGGGTTTCTGGAGCTGGATAACAGCGTCAAGAGCAGCGCGACTTACCCGGACTTGAGCGCTTATCTGGGCGGCAAGTTCAACAAGGGTGACGAGGGTGTTGGGAATTTCCGGTTGCCGGAGGCGCGTGGGGAGTTTTTGCGTGGCTGGGATCATGGGCGGGGTGTTGATGGAGGTCGGGGAATCGGCAGTTCGCAAACCGATACCTTAAAGGCACACAGCCATTATCTTCCGACAGGTTCCGGCGGCGGGCAGGCTGTCGATCCTAACGGCGAAATTCCATCCGTCGTATTGAAGGATACGGCAGCGGATTGGGCGTTACGTTCCACGTTCGGAGGGGACAACGCCGAGCTGTCAATTGGTAGCGTCAGAACTTACAACTATGGTTCTGCAACAGAAACCCGCCCCCGCAACATCGCCGTGATGTGGTGCATCAAAGCCTGGAACGCCCCGGTCAATCAGGGAACCATCGATGTCGCCGCACTGGCCAAGGAAGTTGAACGGCTTAAATCCGCCGTTCCGGTGGGCGCTGTTCTGGCCTTTCCGACCGGCATCGTCGCCCCTGGATATCTGGAGCTCGACGGCAGTGTGCAGAGCGTTGCGGCTTATCCTGATCTGGCCGCGTATCTCGGTACGAAATTCAACAAGGGCGACGAGGGCGCAGGCAACTTCCGGCTGCCAGATTCGCGTGGGGAATTTTTGCGGGGTTGGGATCATGGACGGGGTGTTGATAGCAACCGTGACCTCGGCAGTTATCAGATTGACACTTTGCAGAACGTAACCGGTGTCTTTGACGGCTACCTCGACATCACTTCCGCAAGTGGAGCCTTTGAAAGAAGTAACCTGAACACAGCGCCGAATCCTGTTAGCCAGAAGAACGCTTATCACGCCGTCACGTTTGACGCCTCCAGAGTGGCGCGCACCTCTGCTGAAACACGTCCACGCAACATCGCTGTCATCTGGTGCATCAAAGCCTGGAACGCTTCGGTCAACCAGGGAAACATCGATATAGCTGCGTTGGCTGTGATGGCGCAGCAAGCGACTGAACTGAATCAAGGCACAGCAAAAGTCGCCACTCAAACCCAGACAGACGCTGGCACTGATGACAAAACTGTCGTCACTCCAAAGAAAATGCGCTGGGGATTTTCGATTGGAATTTCTGAAAACTTGGGAAGTAACTACGTTGTATTTCCAACCTGGCTTGGAGGTTTGATCATTCAGTGGGGGATGACGAACGCAATCGCATCCGGCGCAAATTACCTCCAGGCTTTCCCCGTAGCGTTCCCGTTGTTCGTGCCAGCCGTGTTTACCACTTATCCCAACGCTGCGGTAGATGCGCCGACGGGGTCGACCTATATCGGTCAGGTTCGCGCCCAGAGTAAGGCCAACGTGACTATTCGCAACATTGGGCCCACCCCTGCACAATTTTATTTCCTGGCGATCGGCCGTTGAGGCGAAGAACTGGTTGAGGATTAACTATGAAATTCGCAACATTTAGTGAGACCGGTGAATTGACCGGACGTTATGACTCGGCGCTTCACTCGGTCATTCCTGAGCAAGCGGTCGAACTGAGCGATGAACTTTTCCTGGCGACCAGAACCGATCGGACGGGCGCTTGGAAGTTGGTAGACGGGCAAGTCGTCAAAGTACCATTTGCAGTAGCAGAGCCGAATTACCCTGAGCTGTTCGCGGCAACTCGGTTCCTGCATGAAACGCGCGGTATCGCTGTAGAGGGATTGAAAGTCGAAACAACACGCGACAGTCAGGCGCTGATCGCCAGCACCTGTCTCTCGGCTGTTATTGATCCTGGATATGTCTGCAATTTCAAGACGCTCAACGGTTTCGTGAAGTTAGGCGCGACGCAGATTCTCTTCATTGCCAAGGCAGTCCGCGCACATGTGCAGGCCTGCTTTGATAAAGAATTCGATCTCCTCAGAGCGCTGGAAGCTGGCACCTACACCGACGACATGCTCAATGAAGGCTGGCCAGATTCACTTTCAGCCGTATCTGCAGGCCCGCAATAAGCGCCCCGCATCGTGGCTTTTGTTACCAACATAAAACATTGATCACCCGCCAAAGCCCCTCCCTCCGAGGGGCTTTCCCGTTTATGGAGAAACGAAAAATGGCAACCCGCCAAACCTACACCGTGCTCGTCCCATTCCCCACCGGCGGTGGGCACTGGTCGAGCGTTGGTCAAGAACTCGATCTGCTCGATGTCGAGGCCAGTGCCTTGCACTTTGCCGGTCGACTCGAACCGAAAACCCCTATCACCCAGGCCAAAAAGGCCGCTGCCAAGAAGGCTGACTGAACATGGCTGAGGTTCTGAACTTCGAGCACAACGGCATTACCGTGAATGCCAGCGAATCTCCCGAGGCCATGGGTGGCCTGGGTGACAACGTCATCGGTCTGGTCGGCACCGCGCCGAAGGCTGATCCGCTGATTCCGCGCAACGCACCGTTTCGCATCAACAGCTTCACCACCCATGCGCTGCTCGATCCGACCGGGTCGGAAGAGGGCACTCTGTATCACGCGGTCTACCAGATCCTCAAAGTGGTGAAGGTGCCGGTGTACGTAGTCATCGTCGAGGCCGGCGCGACGCCGGCCGACACGGTCAACAATGTCATCGGCGGCGTCGAGCCGGCGACCGGTCGCAAGCTCGGTCTGGCGGCGCTGGGCAGTGTCCCGGAAGACCTGACCATCATCGGCGCGCCGGGCTTCACCGGCACTAAAGCGGTGGCCGGCGAGTTCGCTTCGTTCGGCAAGCGCATCAAGGCCCGTGTAGTGCTGGACGGCAAGGATGTGTCGGTAGCCGATCAGGTGCTGTACAGCCAGGAACTGGGCGGCGCCGAGCTCGGTTTCGACCGTTGCCTTGTGGTGCACAACATGCCGGCGGTGTATTCGAAAGCAGCGAAGAAAAACGTCTTCCTGTCGCCGTCCAGTCTGGCGATTGCCGCACTGGCCAAGGTCAAGCAGTGGGAGAGCCCGGGCAACCAGGTGACCTTCGCCGAAGACGTTTCGCGTGTCGTCGAATACAACATTCTTGACACGTCCACCGAAGGCGATCTGCTCAACCGTTACGGCGTCAGCTACTACGCCCGCACCGTGCTCGGCGGCTTCTCGCTGCTGGGTAACCGCTCGATCACCGGCAAGTTCATCAGCTACGTCGGACTCGAAGACGCGATCAGCCGCAAGCTGGTCAAGGCCGGCCAGAAAGCCATGGCCAAAAACCTCACCAAGTCGTTCATGGATCAAGAG